ATGCCCCGCCGAGATTGGTTGGGCATTGGCGGGGCAGAGCGACGACAAAATCATTGACGCGATGATGACTAATTTGCGCACGTTCTATCCTCTGGCGCCAGACCCCGTCTCTTGACACGTAACCCGGTGGGAGGAGGATGTGTTTAGTCAGGGTGCGTACTCTTACCAGTGCGATGATTGTGACGTGGTTTCTGCGCCCATTGACGGACGGCTCTTTTTTGCAGGAGAACATACGGACCCGGTATATTATGGGTCGTTACATGCGGCCTACAATAGTGGATGCCGTGTATTGAAAGAGATGTTGAGACTTCATCCCTTCGGGAGGGAGTCTCTAATCCGTTGAAAAAGGCTCCCTTCGGGAGCCTTTTATCAATAATGTTTGTGAAATAAGCCAATCTTTCCTTTTGGATTTTGGCATACAGATATGTATGGCGTAAATATTACGCTTTCCGCGTTCTCCTATTTTTCTGCGGTTTTCTGCGATACACGGTTGTTGTTTTGCCTTTTACCTTCTTTGACAGTTTTTCGCCTACACAATAGGTTTTCTCAGCCACTTTGTATAAAGTTCCACCGCACGGTTTCTTCATTTTATAGTATATTTGTATACTATAAAATACTATTGGTTACGCACAGTTGCCATAACACTTGCCTTGGTAATAGTAGAAGTCGCGGTTCATCAAGTTGTAGTCGGTATAATTCGCGACATTCTTGGGGCCGTTTTCGCTTCCGGCCACGCATTTTTGTCCTCCAAGCAGGACACAACAACTCGTTGAGGCACACGCATTCAAATCTTGCGCCGCGCATTTCTCCTCTATCTTCGTCGTGTTTCCAGCATATTGCGCACAAAATCCGCCAAGCTGGCTCGCGGTATTGATAACCGGGGTGAGCTGGGATTCACGCGTGGTTCGGCTCAAATACACACTGTCCTCGTAATTGGGGACGTAATTGGAAGCGCCGAACTTATATGCGCCGGGTACATAATAGAGGATGGGGGATTTGTTGGATTCGGTATTCACTTCAATGAGCTTTCCCTCGTCGTCAAACATCCAGTATTTGCCGAGATTCGGGTCGTCCGTTTTACCGGCGGTGGGGTCACGATATACTCGGTCAGTATCGTGAGCATTGTATGAAATGTCGGTCATTGAATATTTTTCGGGTGTGAAATTGGGATTGTACTTGAGAGGCGTATGTTTTCCGGGATCTGGCAGCTTCTTGTACTCAGTTTCTATTGGGTTTTTGCTATCAATGTCGTATCCATTGGGAATCATCTTCCTGTAGTATTTTCCGTCCCGATTGATAATATAATAACCGTCCCATGCGGTTTCCATTTGAATCCCGACTTCCGACGTTTCAGATGCACCACTTATAGTCATCATTTCAGACTCGGTAACCTCAGGCGCACGATAAACCAACTTGGTGTATTTCTTTGAACCTGCGACCGTTCCTGGATTTTTGTTGTCTATCAATAAATCTTTGCGGTCAGCAACATACTCGTTTGGAATAGGTTTCATATAGTATTTGGTAGTTCCTCCATCTATCACTTGTACTTTGTAAAACCCGGAAGCCGGTGGGATTTTATCAACCCCATAATCTGGACTTCCTCCTTGGTATTCTGCGCCAGGGATATTGACATATGGAGGGGCAAGTGCGTCGACGTCTGTGAGCCCACCGAATGAGGATTGAATCGCAGAGTCTGTTCTGCCGAGCAACTTGGCGAGATTTGTGGGGTCGCGCTGGTACCCATACGGCACAGCCTTTCGTTTCCAAATGGGTGCGTCTATTGTCCCTACATTAATGGCGTAGAATCCGGCGCCTGGATCCATTGGACTCAAAGGGGTGTTTTTATTTATTGCTCCTTGATCTTTATTGGTGCCATAATCGGCACCAGGTATGTTCGAAATCTCATTTCCAAAGGCTTCGGTTGTAGTGCCATCGCTAAATAACAAAAATACCATTATGGATGTTAACATCAGTATTAATAAAAAAATCATATGAAGTCGCGTTTCCCCGTTCATGGATTCCGTTTATATATGGGGCGATATTTTTGTAGTGAAGGAAGGGTCTGTATGGAGCCTTGAAAGTCGCCACCTTCGGTGGCTTTGCGGTCGGCTCCCTACGGGTCCGAAGGGGAGCCTTAAAAAATTGAAATGTTTATTTTAATTTTATCCAGAACTATTATTTACTCAACATTCTTATGAAAAATGACCGAAGCTCACCGCAACCAAATCGCCCAACTAAAACGTAAAATCGCGTCACAGGAACTTCTGTTGCGTAAATGTATGAAATACATCCAGACTATCACACCTCTTAACCAACTTACCAATACGACAATTACTAAACCGCCGATTTGTTTCGGAACCTATCCAATTGTTTCCGAAGGCAATTTAAAAACGGTTGAAATGAGAGGCGATTACGATTGCCAGGTCATCATCTTGAAAAACACCGAAACAAATGAGTTCACCTTGGACATTGATGCCCTAGAAAAAATGATCGAGCTGCGCGAGATCCGGTTCCAATTCACCCAAAAATATATGCCCGGGGTAAATACTGCTATACATTTAGTGAAAACGGGACAAACCGTTAATTATTATACCTTCATTGTGTGGTGTTCTAAACACCGAATCCGCCTCTCTATGACTATCGGCGGACGCCCCGTTACCGTGGACTGGAAAGCCGTTTTCTTCTAAGCAATTTTGGTATTTGCTTATACTATAATGTCGGTAGAACAATATGTACAGCATATCAATACAGTTCCTCCTCTAAATAAATATTCCGCCGATTCGGTGCGCCTGCTAAAAACCATCTACGAACAAGCATTGACATCAAGTTGGTTGTCATCATCTTCTTCCGTAGAAGAAGTGTTTAGCACCACGTTTAAGAAAGGCACCATGTATGATAGCGTAGATCACATCGTGAAAACACATCTGGAATCTGGCAACCATTACTCGGTCAATGTTGTTCTCAACGTAGGCGAACGCACATATCGCCTGTTTTTTGTTTTCCCAATGAAACGCGACACCATTACGGCCGCCATCCGACGCAAATACCGCGCCGAAGTGGATGACTTCGTGGTTCGCGCTCATATCTGGTTGTCTGTGGCATCACATTATGCCAGCACTCAATGCTCAAAAACAGTGGATGTTTACTTGTATATGACGGGACTCAAGAAGACTCTCCCGGTCAAGGGCGACGATATCCTGGACACAATTCACGCCAATACGGCATTCACCACCTCGTGTCAGAAAACCACGGAGATTATATTGTACCGGAAAGAAGAGGCATTCAAAGTGTTTATTCACGAATCGTTCCACAATTTGGGGCTAGACTTCTCCGCTTCTGCAGATGCTGCCGAGAAGGCGAAAGTCGCGGTACAGACCGTTTTTCCTGTCTCGTCGCGAATGTGTGTCTACGAAACCTATTGTGAGATGTGGGCGGAAATCGTGAATGTGGTGATTGAAGATGTGGTCGCACATCCGCGCAGGCGCGGCTTTGAAACGGCGTGGCCGGCCATTGCCAGGACCATCAATATGGAGAGACGATTTACGATGTTCCAGGTGGCGAAAGTGCTTACACACAATGATATGAATTACAATGATTTGATGGTCGCCGGAAACAAGTACCGTGAAAAAACGGAAATCTTCTGTTATTACGTCTTGAAGTCTATTCTGATGTTTCATTGTGATGCGTTTTTGTCGTGGTGTGCGAAAAATAACCCTAAATCGGGGCTCCAATTTGACGCGACCAACGCCGAGAAATATGTCAAAGATTTGGTCATTGTATATCATACGAAACCGGAGTATTTGTTGGCACTTAACAAAACACATGAGCATTTTGTGAAGAACCGGGCGCGGATGCCGGCACTGATTCGCAATACGATGCGTATGACGGTTTTATCTGAAGGATAAAGAGTCGTCTGATTAACGAATGACGGTTTTTATCTGAAGGATAAAGAGTCTTCTGATTAACGAATCACACGGACACTTTGAGTCGCACTGTCCTTGTATTTGATATCGTAATTGGGTTCCATTTCAAGCATCTGGACATACTTTGTCCAAGTTGCGTTGACGACGGGGTCCTCTATGCCATTCATAATAATCGTGGTTCCGGGTTTCGCAATACGCATTGCGATAAGAATCGCCTTTTCCAGGTTGGCGCGCTCATCAATAACAATGGTGTCGTATTTGCGCTTTTCGGCAATTACTAGTTCGTGTCCAGTGATTTCGGTGCGGGCATTGATGCGGTGTGTGGCCAAAACACAAGATGGTTCAACGGACTCAATAATGCTCACTTGGACGGATGGGTTATTGTTGATAGCGATTGCCGCGGGAATAGCGGTGTCGCCACCGATGAAACAAATATCAAAACTTGAAATAGATGCAGCAAACAAGTTGCGGCGCTTGGTTGATTCGTCAAATACGTAGCTGGGGTTTGTGGAGCGGATGAATGCCAAGAGGTCGGCTTCGTTTATTGTATCGGCTTTAGAACCTTCGGTTAAGGGTTCATCTACTAGTTGTGGCTCTTCTACGAGTTGTGGCTCTTCTACTAGTTGTGGCTCTTCTACTAGTTGTGGCTCTTCTACGAGTTGAGGCTCTTCTACGAGTTGTCGCTCCTGTATGCCACGCGTGTCTTCTATGCCACGCGTGTCTTCTACAAAGGCAATCGTGATGGCGTCTTCAGTTGAAGGATGAACATACTTGGATTTGAACTCTGCAAACAAATCCAGCTTGATTTGCGCATGGCCAGGGCATCCCGCAAAATGGACCGCGACAAGTCCTCTTTTCGCCGCATCTTCCGGTGTGGGGCGACTCTGAATCAGCCTCTTGTAATCATTTTTATTCACCATCTGATTGTTTATCAAGAACACATTGAAAAACGGCTGGTCATAAAACAACAGTTTATTTTGGTACATATCCAAGTAAAACGCTTGCTTAATCTTGGAAAACATCTTTTTAATCTCGGGCAGATTCTTGAATCCAAGACACGATACGGAGATTCCCTCTTGGTCAGCACAATTCGCGTCGTTCTTCAAGAACAGCGAGCGGCCCCAGTAATTGCCCTCGTACAAAACATTGCCTTCGCCGCTGGCATAAACGACGTCCTCTACGATGGCCTCAAATAGAGGTGTGGGGTCGCGCAAGAATATTGTGTCGGCATCAATGTAGACGATTTTCTCGTATTGGGCGATTTCTGGGTAGTCAAAAATATCCACTTTGGAAATGCGCGACTGGTTCATCGTTTTCACGAAGTTCTTCTCAAAGAACTTGACGGGTCTTCCATCCATCTGGGACTCAATTTGGGCGCGGTAATCGGTGTTGGTATAGACCATAAAGTCAATGTTGGCATTGGGATTCACATCGTAGAAACTCTTCAGCATATTTACTACGATGTCCACATATTGCTTTTGGTGGAAGCACGCGGTGTATAACAAATACGGGGACGACATATAGTATTTGTTATATGTTGGTTTTATGTTGTTTTTCGCAATTTTATTCTATGGGCCCCGCGTAGCGTTCTTCCACCAGTCTTACCTATGCGAAAGGTGCGTCGGATTGTGCGTTCGGTAGGAGTTGGATTCGCGGCTTTATATTCGGCGATTTTTAGATTCGCTGCCACTTCTTCATTGCGCTTATTGTTTTCATTTGCTACCTTCGCGGCATCTATGACTGCGTTCCAATCTGTATTATTTGCGACTTGATGAGGAGTTTCGTATTTTTTTTTGTTTTCATTTTCCAATGCTTGTATAAGTTCATCCCAATTTGTATCATCCGATTTGTGTGTAGTTCTGCCAGTTGATCTACATTCATCTGTAAGCCATGGATTTTCTTGGGAAACACAATTGCCTCCGCCTCTCTTCTTCTTGATACTATTTTTTCTATTCTTATATGTCCGCCTTGGCTTGGTCATTCTATATATACCCACCCCCGAAAAAATTGATTGTCTTCGTCCAATTATATAGAATAATAACACTTACTAAATCACCTAATGGGAATCAAACATCTAAATCGGGTATTTAATCAAAAATGCAATGACCGCGCTATTTACAAAATTCACCTAAAACAGTTATCCGGGGAAAAAATCGCAGTGGATGCAAGCATCTACTTGTACCGCTTTCTCGGGGACGAAAAACTCGCCGAACAAATCTATTTGATGGCCAGCATTTTCCGCAAATACAACATCGCGCCCGTATTCGTATTTGACGGCGCCGCGCCCCCCGAAAAGAAAGACGTACTCAATGAACGCAAAGAGGGCAAACGCAAGGCCGAGGAACGCTATTTACAGATGAAGGCCAAAATTGAAACGAACGCGCTAGAGTCGGATGAAAAATACGAGGCCGAGCTGGAAATGGAACAGCTCAAGAAACAATTTATTTATATCAAGGACGGCGACATCAAGCGCGTCAAACAATTGCTGGACGTTTGCGGGATTTCGTGGGTTGTCGCGCGGGGCGAAGCCGACGAGCATTGTGCGCATTTGATACACACCGGACAAGTCTATGCATGTTTAAGCGAAGATATGGATATGTTCGCATACGGCTGTTGCCGCATTTTGCGGCATTTCAGTATGGTGAAGCATAGTGTGCTTATGTACGATTTGCCTGAGATTTTGCGGCAGTTGGGACTCAATTTGCGCGAGTTTAGACAAATCTTGGTTCTATCCGGAACGGATTATAATAAAGATGACGCCGCTAGTTTGTTTGAAGTATTGAAATGGTTTGATTCATATAAGGCGGACACCCTG